CAAATGTCAAACGACAAAGGAACATGGTTTGGTTGGGATGTATCCAAAAAGGGACCTGTTGAACAGGAAGACCTTTATGGTATGGCTAAAAATTTTGCATTAAGTGTTGGTAAAGGTGAGACACAACCAAAATACGGCACTCAAGACAAAGAGGAAACTCCATATTAATTCCTTGGAATCGGGCGCTTAAGGGAGACTAAGGGCGCCCGTTATAAAATATGAATCGGTTTGTAGAAATATTCACGGGATTGGCACGTGCGCATGGTAAAACATTCGTAGACAAGAAAGGTGCCGACGGTCAAAAGATAAAAGGTAAATCTTTTGTAGTAAGAGAACCTGTTACAAATGAATTGTGGCAAAACCATTTACAAGGTGTAGAACCTAGTCTAGGTATTATTCCAATTAATGACGACAACAAATGTAAATGGGGTTGTATTGATATAGATTCTTACGCAGGATTTGACCACAAAAAATTAATAAATAAAATTAAAAAATTAAATTTACCACTGTTAGTATTTAGATCTAAATCAGGTGGTGCACACGTATTTTTATTTACAACAATATTTGTCGAAGCAAAACAAATGCGAGACAAACTATTATCCATAAGTGCTGTGCTTGGATACGGCGGTTCAGAAGTATTTCCAAAACAAGTAGAATTAAAATCGAAAGATGATACAGGAAATTTTCTGAACTTGCCATACTTTAATGGCGAAAATACAACAAGATATTGCTTTAATGAAAATGCAGAAGCCGTTAATCTAGATGACTTTTTTAATTTGTATGAATTAAAAAAAATTACACCAGAGCAATTAGAATTATTAAAAGTAAAAAGACCTGAGTCAGAGTTCGATGATGGTCCACCTTGTTTAGAAACAATCACACAGACAGAAATAAAAGACGGTAGAGATAGAATACTTTATCAATACATACAATACGCAAAAAGAAAATGGCCAGAAAGTTGGCAAGGTAAAATAAATGCATTTAATTATAAATATTTTGCATCACACCCAGAAGGACCGCTTGAAGATAAAATAGTTCAAGGTAAAATAAAATTTAACGATGGTAAAGAATTAGGTTTTAAATGTAACGAAGACCCTATGTGTAACTTCTGTGATAAAAATTTATGCAGGACTAGAAAATTTGGTATTGGTGGTGAGTCTGTATTTCCAATACTATCAGATTTACAAAAAGTTTTATTGGATGAACCATACTATTGGGTTAATGTAGATGGAGATAGAGTCAAGTTAGACACCATAGATTATCTTATGGAACAGCGGTTGTTTAGAAGAACAGTTGCAAAACAATTAAACAAAAAACCAAAAAGAGTTACAACGAAAGAATTTGAAACATACATTGATATGCTTTTACAAGGGGTAGAAGAAGTTGATGCACCGGAAGGATCGTCAAAGATAGATCAATTAAGCAATCATTTAGAAGACTATTGTCTACAAAGATCTATTGGATCTGTTACAAGAAAAGATATTTTAAATGGTGCAGTGTATACAGAAAACGACAAACACGTATTTACGTTTCATAGATTCTTTCACGGTCATTTGACTAAAAAGAAATGGAAAGAAGATTATCAAGTAACACAACAAATGTTGAAAGAACATTGTGGTTGTGAGGAAGGACGTATGCAGGTTGGTAAAAAGAAACCATCTATCATGAAAGTAGATGTGTTTGATAAACCAGAAGAACAGTTTACACAAAAGAAACTAAAAGAAGAGGTGCCATTCTAATGAAAACAATTGTATTAGGACCACCAGGAACAGGCAAAACTCACACTTTGTTGAATCAGGTAGAAGATTATCTTAAAAACACAGACCCAGATCGTATAGGTTATTTTGCATTTACAAAAAAAGCAGCGAACGAAGCAAAGTCTAGAGCTATGGATAAGTTTAACTATTCTGAAGATGATCTACCATATTTTAGAACTATGCACTCGTTAGCATTTAGAAGACTTGGAATAAACAAAGACCAGGTCATGCAGAGAAGACATTACGAAGACTTAGGTAGAAAATTAAATTTGTTTATTGACTACAATGAATACGACGAAGAAGAAACAGGCTTGTTTACAACTAAATCAGATTACCTTCGTATAATTAATTTAGCAAAACTAAGAAACATTACGTTAGACCAACAAGTAAAACTTGGAGATCACACAACAGAAATAGATTACGATACGTTAGTACATTTAAGTAATGAGCTGACAAGATACAAACAAGAAAACAATTTAATTGATTACAACGATATGATTTTAGAATTTATAAAGTCAGACAAGTCACCAAAATTTGATGTTGTATTTATTGATGAAGCACAAGATCTATCAATGATGCAATGGAACATGGCTAAAACTATTTGGGATAAAACAACAGATTCTTTTATCGCCGGCGATGATGACCAAGCTATTTTTAGATGGGCTGGTGCAGATGTAGATTCTTTTATTACACAAAGAGGTAAACTATTAAATCTTACACAATCGAGAAGAATACCAAGAGCGATACACAACTTTGCACTAGATATAATCAAACGTGTATCAAACAGAAGATACAAAGAGTGGGCACCAAGAAACCATCAAGGTTCTTTGAGGTTTCATGACGACATAAAAGACGTAGACATGTCATCAGGTAACTGGTTGGTGTTAACTAGAACTAGGTTTATGTTGAATGATATTGAAGATGAAATGCGAGAACGTGGTTGGTATTTTGAGAATAGATTTAAATCTATGCCAGAGAAAGATGCAGCAGCTGCGGCTGCAGATTATGAAGCTGGTAGAAAAGGACAACCGCTAAGTTATCAACAGATAGAAAGAATCTGTAGTTACATGTCATCAAAAAATCTTAATAAAAATTTTTTAAAAGGCTTAGCAAAAGAAAGTTTTTATAATTTGTCTGACACTAAAATTAAAACAGACAAAGTTTGGTTTGATGCATTTGATGATTTAAACTTTAGAACTATAAATTATATACGTAGCATGCGTAGAAATGGTGAAAACTTAAAAGAATCACCAAGAATAAAATTATCTACAATCCACAGTGTAAAAGGTGGTGAAGAAGATAACGTTATGTTGTTGACTGATCTAACACATAACACAAATAAATCTTACAGAAAAAATCCAGATGATGAAACTAGATTGTTTTACGTAGGAGCAACAAGAACAAAAGAAAACTTACATATAATTAGACCAAAAGATTATGAAAAATCTTTTCCAATGGAGGACGTATGAGTAAAGTATGGGACAAGCAGCATGGCGGGAGTCATTATCAAAAGTATAAAATTCAACCGAGTAAGTTTGTAGTTGAGAATGAGTTGTTATATCCGGAAGGATGTGCTATAAAATATATAATAAGACACAGAGATAAAGGAAAGAAACAAGATCTATTGAAAGCAATACACTTTATAGAAATGATAATAGAGAGGGACTACAAATGATACAAAAACCTATGTTCGCACCGCAAACAGAGTGGTTGCCTCCAACAAATTTTCCAGATTTATCTAAATATGATGAGATTGCAATTGACTTAGAAACCAAAGATCCAGACCTAATTAAAATGGGATCTGGTTCTGTTATTGGTAATGGAAACATTGTAGGTGTGTCCGTGGCTGTGGTTGATTGGGCTGGTTATTATCCTATCGCACACGAAGGTGGTGGCAATATGGACAAGAAAAAAGTTTTAAGTTGGTTTCAAGATGTATTGAAAACACCTGCAGATAAAATATTTCATAACGCCATGTATGACGTGTGTTGGATTCGCGCGAGCGGTTTAAGTGTTAACGGTAAAATAATAGACACGATGATTGCATCGGCTCTTGTTGATGAAAATCAAATGCGTTATGACTTAAACAACTGTTCTAAAAGATACACCGGAAAAACTAAAAGTGAAACAAATTTATATGAAGCTGCAAAATCTTGGGGGGTTGACCCTAAAGCAGAAATGTATAAACTACCTGCGCTTTATGTAGGAGAATATGCAGAACAAGATGCAAGTATAACTCTTGCATTATGGCAAGAATTAAAAAAAGAAATAAATTTTCAAGATATACATTCTATTTTTGAATTAGAGACAGAACTATTTCCTTGCCTCGTAGATATGCGTTTCTTAGGCGTTCGTGTAGATATCCAAGCAGCGACTGAATTAAAAAACACATTATCATTGCAAGAAAAAGAATGCCTACAAAAAGTAAAAAAAGAAACATCAGTAGATGTTCAAATATGGGCTGCACGTTCAATTGCGAAAGTTTTTGAAAAACTTCGCCTACCATTTGACCGAACCGCAAAAACAAATTCTCCATCATTTACAAAAAACTTTCTTCAAAATCACCCCCACCCAACTGTGAAATTGATTGCCCAAGCCCGTGAAATAAACAAGGCTCATACCACATTTATAGATACCATATTAAAACATAATCATAAAGGAAGAATACATGCTGAAATAAACCAACTTAGATCTGATAATGGCGGAACTGTAACCGGTAGATTTAGCTATTCAAACCCTAATTTACAGCAACTACCAGCTAGAAACAAAGACATCGGACCACGGATTAGGTCATTATTTATACCCGAGGAGGGCCATAGATGGGGTGTATTTGACTATTCTCAAC